ATGCCGCTCGCCCGCATCGATCTTCGCAAAGGTAAACCCGCCGACTACCTGCAACGCGTCGGCGAAACCATCTACCAGGCCATGCGTGCGGTCGGCGTGCCGGAGAACGATCGCTTCCAGATCTTCCAAGAACACGAGCCAGGCACGCTCATCTACGACCCCGGATACCTGGGCGTGGACCGGACCGACGATTTCATCTGCATCCAGATCACCTGGAACGAAGGGCGTACGCTGGAGCAGAAGAAGGCGTTGTACGCCGGCATCGCCGATGGACTGCACGCGGCGGTGGGCATCCGCCGCGAGGATGTGTTCATCAATCTTGTTGAAGTAAAAAAGGAGAACTGGTCGTTCGGTAATGGCGTGGCGCAGTACGTGAGTTGATGCGCGGAAAGCACCACGCATGGCGTGAATCTACACCTCGCTGCCGACCTGTTCGCCTTCGCTGGCCGGGGCATTGCTGGCCGCTTTCACTGCGTCGGCGCTGTTGGGTTGTTCGCATTCGATGCGGGTGACATAGCCCTCGCTGCCGATGCTGTGCTCGGCACGCTTGACCAACCACTGGCCATCCACGCCCTCGCGGAACCCCTGCATCACCACGGTGGCTTCGGCCATCAGTGTTTCGCGGCCGGGCAGGGTGTAGCTGAGCGTCCGCGTCTGCCGTGCCTGTTCGCGATGCTTGGCGCGCGCCGCCGCCTCTGCGCTCTCCCGGTCGGCATAGGCCATGCGCAGGCGCATGATCGGTTCACCGCTGCCGACCTTCACTTCCTGGCGCTTGGCACTGCGCACGTCGCGGTAGTACGCAATGGTGGTACCGGCATCTTCGCGTGCGGCAAGGGTTACCCGATAGTCGCTGCCATCGGCCGGGGTGAGGGTGACATCGGGAATGCGCTCGCCGCTGGCGCTGGTGGATTCGCCCCGCTTCACGAACACCAGGCGCCCGGCTCCGGGCTTGGCGATGGCATCGTGCTGTTTGGCCAGGCGCAGCAGAAGGTTCATGTCCGACTCCTGCGACTGCACCGTCAGCGGCAGCACGATGGACGCCAGCGATGCGCTCACCGCTGCGTTCAGCCCATGCTCGCCGGCCATGCGTCGCACCATGTCGCCGATCGTGGTGCCCTTCTTCCAGGTGCGTGTCTTCTGCGTCTGCAGGTCGCTCTTGCCTCCCTTGCTGGTCTCGAACGGTGCCGCCCGGGCGCGCAGCGTCATGCTGCCGGGAAAGCCGGAGATCTCCACCTCGTCGCAGATGTACAGGCCTACGCGCCGCACTTCGCCGTCATAGCCGATGAAGGCCTCCAGTTCCGCGCCAACCGGTGGCAGCTGGATCGGATCGGACGGATCGTGGTCGGCCAGCTGCAGTTCCAGCGTGTCGGACGTGTTGCCGGTCTCGTCGGTGATGCGCAGCGACTTGAAGCGCGCCATGATCTTGTCGGTGATGTCCTGGCTGTTGGCCACCACGCGGAAGGCCGGTGTGATGTTCAATCCCACAGGGCGACTCCCTTGCGCTCGCTGGCCGGGCGCTGCACCTCCGGCAGGGTGATCGCTACGCCGGCAGGCAGTACCGGGCCGCGTGCGGCCAGGCCCGGGTTGGCATCGAACACCGCGCGCAGGATGGCCGGTGACTGCTCGCCATAATGCGCGTACGCGATACGATCTACGACGTCGCCGTCGCGGGTGCTATACGTTCGTGCCATTGCTGTGCTTCCGCAGTGAAAGGGTGAATTCCTGTTTCAGGATCGCGCTGTCGGCGGTGAACTCGCTGGCGGTGGCATCGATCTTCTCGATGACCCACAGGCCCAGGTTGCCGCCTTTGCCGGTCAGCAGTCGATGAGGCGTGCCCTGCGCGGCCAGTTTGCGCAGCTGTGAGAGCTCATTGCCGGCGCCGCGGAACTGGTAGTAGATGACGCCCGGCAGGGTCATGCTGGCTGAGCCCGGTCCGGTGTACTGCAGGGCCGCCATCTGGCCGATGCGGTCCTGCGCCTGCCAGCGATACTCGTTGGATTGCTGGATCTCCCGGAAGACCGCGGTATTGAGGCTGAACTTGAAGCCGCCCAGCATCAGCAGGACCGGGGCGTTGCCGGAGTCATTGGCTTTGAACTGCGACAGCAGCTTGTCCACAGTGCCGGTTACGAATTCGCGTTTCATGCTCAGTTCCTGTCTGCCAGGCCACCACGGGCGGCAACCGCGTTGCGACGCTGCAGCTCGTCGGCCGTGCGGCGCGCCACCGCTTCGCTGGATTCGCCTGGCTGCTGGTGGATGGTGATGTGGTTGGTCTGCTGCTGCTGCACGGTGGTGGCGCTGCGCGGGGTGGGCGAAGGCATCTCCGGTGCGGCACGCCCGGCCGGCGTACCAAAGGCATTCGGCATGCGTGGCTGCACGCTGGCGCTGTGCATGCTGGCGGGCGCCAGCATCACCGGAGGCAGCTGTATGCCGCCGTTTGCGCGTATCGCGCCGTAGGCATCAGCCGCGGTGTTCACACCAAGCGCGATCTTGTCCTTGGCGGTGCCCAGCACGCCCCCGACCTTGTCCATGATGGTGCCCACCACCTCCATGAAGGGGACGATCTTGGCCATCATCGTGTCGATCACGCTGCTGACCTTCGCTGAAACCCAGTCCCAGGCGCTGCCGAAGGTGACGACGATGAATCCAGCCACCGTGCCGATGACCTCACCGATCATCCTGAAGACCTCGGCGACGAAGCCAGCGACCTGGATGACGGCGCGGAAGTTGAACATCAGCGCTTCGCCCACGAGCTTGCCGATCTCGCCCACGCGGGAGAGTTCGTTTCCGGTGTACTGCGCCGGGGCCAGCATCCGCGACAGCCAGTCCCAGGCCTGTCCCAGCAGGGCACTCACGGCCTCCCAGGCCGGACGCACCGGCGCAACGGCATTCATCAGCTCTCCCATCGCGGAGGTGCCCGCGCTGCTGAGACCTTCCCATACACCGCCCAGGAAGGCCTTGATCGGCTCCCAGTACTTGCGGACAAGCAGGGCACCGGCAGTGAGCGCGGCCACAGCTACCGCGATAGGGCCGCCACCAATGGCGCCCACTGCGGTGGCGACGACGCGGAACACCGAGGCGATACGCATGGCCATCGGCCCGAAGCGCCCCAGCTGTGCCAGCAGGCTGCCGCCACGGAACAGCTGGAAGGCCTTCTGCACGCCCAGGATCGGGCCCTGCAGGAAAGTCCAGGCGTAGCGAGCGCCGAGCACCGCCGTGCGCATGCCCAGCATGCCGACCACGATCTGCGTGGTGTTGGCGATCAGCTTCGGGTTTTCATGCACGAACGAGGTAACCCCGTTCAACAGCTCGGTCAGCTTGACCGCGGCCTCGCCCACCGCGGGCAGCAGTGCCGCACCGAAGGCCTTGGATAGGTTATCCACGGCGATCTTGGCACCTTCGATCTTCTGCGGATCGGTCTGCATCGCATCGGCATAGGCCGCACCGGTGGTACCCGCCGATCCATTCAAGGCCTTGTCGCGGACACGGATGTAGGTATCCCAGTTCTCGATCATCGGCTGGACGAAGTTCTTCGCCTGTGCATCGCTGAACAGGGTGCCGATCTTCTTCTGGTCGCCCGCGGTCGCCTGGATGATTCCCTGCATCGCAGCGTCGAAGGGATTGCCGCCGCTGGTCTGTGCATCGCCGATGATCTTGTGCAGATCCAGGTTCAGGCTCTTCTTGGCCTTCTCCTGAATGTCCGGCGAGAGCACCTCGGACATGAAGCTCTTCATGTTGCTGGCGGCCTTGTCGGCGCCACCTGCCGAGTCCAGCGTGGCTTCCAGTGCCGCACCCAGCGTAGCCGCCGCCGATGTGCCCTGCAGCTTCATCGCCTCGAACGAGGAACCCAGCACCGGCAGCACCTGGGCCATGTCCTTCAGGCCCAGGCTGCCCTGCTGGCTGTTCACCACCAGCACGTCCAGCGCGTTCTGCATGCGCGAGGGATCGATATCGAACGACTGCTGCAGGGCGGCCGCAGCTTGGGCCACATCATCGATGCTGGCACCGGTGACGGTGGTGGTCCGTCCAACGGCGCCGAGGCTGGCCTGCGCGGACTGTGCGTCCATGCCGGCCGCTACCATCAGCTTGATCGACCGCTGCAGATCGTCGGCGCCCTGGTTGGTTGCACGCGATTGCTGCAGGATCGCTTGGCCTAGCGCACTCACCTGCGCGCGGCTGAGGTTGGCTGCCACGCCGATCTGCTGGTTCTGGCGGGCGAAGCCGGAGGCGTTCTCGACCGGCTTGGCCAGTGCGGTGACGGCGGTGCCGAGTGTGCCGCGCGCTGCCTTGAACGAGGCGCCGAGTTTCTCGCGCTTCTCCAGGTTGGCGGTGCGCTTGGCTTCGACACGCTCCAGCGCTTCCTGAGAGGCGCGCAGCGCATCGGCTTGCGCGCGCATGCGGGTGTATGCGGTGCCCGACTTCTTCATCGCGGCGAGCTTGAGCTCCAGCTTGCCGGCTTCATCGCCGAGGCGCTTCACGCCATCATTGGCGAAGGACAATGCGTCCTTCAGCGACTTGGACACCTCACCGCCGATCGTGATCGTTGTCGTTTGAACGTTACTGGCCATGTACCGGCAATCCCTGAATCCACCAGATGAACTTCGACACCCGCAGTGTCATGATTTCGCGCAGGCCCCAGCCGGTATGACCGGCCAGAGCAAGCACTCCCTGCCTGATCTGTGGCAGGGTCAGGTGGTAAAAAGCGCGACGCCTGCCTGCAGCCGGGCGTAGTCGCGCAACGGCATCTTGCGCACGTCGTCCGGCGAGATCTCGCACAGGTTGGCGATCATCCGCACCTCACGCTGGGCGTCGCTGCCCTTGTCGTCCTGGTAGCGCTCCATGTCTTCCACGGTCGGCTCGCGCATGCGCAGCACGGCGGTTTCCATGCCATTGACCTGGCGCGGACGGGTGAGGGTGATCTCGGCAAAGCCATCGCGCTCGATGACGGTGTCGGTGGGGGTCTTGGTCTTGCTGGACATGGATGCGTTCCTGGAATGCGATGCGGTGCGATGGATGCGGGGGCGCGAGGCGCCCCCGGGTTCTTCGGTGCGGCGTGGGCTCAGATGCCCAGCGCGCCGCGGATGCCGGCCAGGACGTCGACGCCACCCTGGCGGGCGATCATGTTGACCACGTCGATCTCCTGCACGACCTGGGCACCATGGGTCAGCTTGTAGTAGCTCAGCGCCAGGCTGACCTTGATCGTGCCCTTCTCGCCGACCTTGGTTTCGCCACGGTCCAGCAGCTTCACCTTGCCGCGCATGTTGTGCACGACCTGAGTCACTTCGCCGTCGTCGCCTTCCAGCGCCTCGCGGGCGGTGAAGCCGTATTCCTTGCTTTCGATGACGTGGAACTTGCTCATGATCTCCGCGTCGTCGGAGGCGAACTCCACATCGGCGGTCAGCTTTTCATGGCCGAGCACGATCTCGGTCGGGGCCAGCATGCCGCCGGCCTGGAAGTCCTCGGTCTTCAGCGACAGCTTGGGGGCGGTGAAGGACATCACGCTGCCGGCATAACCCTTGCCGTCGACGTAGAAGTTGAAGTTTTTACGGATCTTGCGCGCCATGCTTAGAAGATCTCCGAGACGTAGTTGTTGTTCATGTGCATGCGGAAGGTCAGCTGCTCACCCGGGTAGGTCGGAGTGAAGTCGAAGTCCCAGTAGAAGCGGCCCTGGGCCACGCTGTCCGCTGCGTTCAGTTCCGGGTCGATCCAGCAGTTGCCGCCGAGGATCGCGCCCTGGGTCTTCAGGCCGCGCAGGAAGGCATTGACGCCCTCGCGCACGTCATCGACGTAGGTCTTGCTGATGCCGCGGTCGACGGCCCACAGGTGGGCGGCCTCCAGACTGTCGGCGATGATGTCGGCGGTGCGTACCACGCACAGGAACTGCCACTTCGGATCGATGCTGGTGGTGCGGTTGCCCCACAGGCGGAAGCCCCCTTCGCGGATGACCGTGGCCACGTTGGCCTGGTTCAGCAGGTTGGCGCGGCTGGTGGCATCGGACAGGCCGAAGTCGATCGCACGCGCGGTACCGACCACGCCGTTGAGTTCCAGGTTCGACGGCGACGCCCACCAGCCGCGCTCGTTGTCGCTGCGGGCGATGGCACCGGCCACGGCACCGGAGGCATGGCGGGTGACGATGGCATCACCGGACTGCACCAGCAGCGCGGGGTCGACCACGTAGACGCGCTTGGAGCCGGTCAGGGCGGCGGTGGACTTGGCGGCGTCGTCGTTGCTGTTCGGGCCATCCTTGATGATCACCGCGCGCAGCTTCTCGGCGATGCCGAGCAGCTCGGCCACGACCGGGTTGGCCAGCAGTTCGGTATCGCGCTTTTCGTGGGTGTGGGTGAAGCCCGGTACCGCCAGGATGCGTGGCTTGATGCCCACTACCGACTTTGCCGCCAGCAGTGCATGCACGCCGGTGTAGGCACCGGTCTGCGCGTTCACGCCGCCCAGTACGTTGGCCAAGGTGTCGTTCTCGGTGGCGCCCTTCTCGACGCGGACAACGACGACGACCGCGTTGGACTGGTCGAAGATGGCGTCGAGCTGGCCCGGGAGGGTGCCCTCATCGACTTCGGTTGCGGCGTTGGCGAGCAGTTTGGCTGCCTGCGAACGCGAGGTCACCAGGACCGGGGTGTTGTACGGGAAGGCGATCTTGTCGGCGCGGGGCGCGGTGCCCACAATGCCGATGACACTGGTCGAGGCAACAGCGATCGAGCGGGAACCACCATCGATGTTGACGACCTGCACGCCATGCAGAAATTCGGCCATGCGTTGTTTTTTCCTTGGTTGGGTGGGTGCTGCGGTCGCGATCTGCGCCGCATGGGTACATGTTCGTATCTGGCCGCGGCTGGCTTAATTGCAGCCGTGGCCCGATGTCACGGCTGCGGCGGCGTGCCCGCTTCGGGATCGGGCGCACTCACCCTTGCCCAGGCGGCGCTGGCTTCATCGAAGGTGACCGGATAGCTGCGATCGCCGGGTGGTGCCAGGTCGGTGACCGTGGACGGCAGCGCCACGCCGCGGGGCAGGGGAGTGGCGAAGCTGGCATCGTGCTTGTTCCACAGGGGGCGCGTGCTGTAGTCCGGCAACAGCGTCCATTCGCGGCGGCTGGCATTCCACGCGTTGTACTGCGCGGTGGTGCCATCCAGCTTGAACGGCTCGGACAGGGTCACGTCCTTGGGCAACGGCTCACCCAGCGCGAGGCGATTGGGTACCGCCATCGCGGTGCGCGTGTCCCACAGCATGCAGTTGCGGAAATCGGCCACCAGTTCCCAGCGTGAGCCATCCTCGGCCAGGCGCAGTGACTGGTATTCGCCTGCGGCCTGGCGGGGGGCGACGTCCACAGTGAAGTCAGGCAGGTTCCACGCGCCATCGGGCGAAGGTTGCAGACGGACCTTGCCCATGTAGGCACGGGTGTGGGGATCGTAGGAGTGCGCGAAGCGCGGTTCAGTAGGCAAGGTCATGTCCTCAGTACGCGATGCAATAGATCATCCGCAGGCCCGCCGGCAGGTTGCGGTCGCCACCGGCGGCCTCCACCACGATGGCATGGCTGTGTGCACCGGCGTCCGCCGCCGAGGCGGCATGGCCGTGGTCGCCGACCTGGGCGATGGAAATGGTGTGCGAGTGACCACCGGCGCCGTTCATGCCGATGTTGTGACCATGGCCACCAGCGCCGTCGGTGGTGAAGCTGTGGGCGTGGCCGCCGGCAGGTGCTGTGGCGCCGTCCGGATACAGCGCGTCGTTGTCGCGTTCGCGATAGACGCCGTAGCCGTTGAGGGCAGGATTGGAGGGAACGACGCCTCCATGCTGGTGGTCGCCAGCCCACGAGGTGCCACCGGTATGCGCGTGGTGGCCCTGCGAGTCGGTCCACGCACCATGCGCGTGGTCGCCGACGGCACTGGCGCTGGCACCGTGGGAGTGCGCGCCGCCTGCGCCTACGGAGATGGCATGACTGTGGCTGCCTGCTGTTGCCGTGCTTGCGCTGTGGGCATGGCGGATCACCTCACCCTGGGTGAAGCTGCCGACCGCTTCCGCGTTCAGTGTGTGCGTGACCACCGTGCCTTCCTGCATTGCCGGCAGGTTGAAGGTGGTTGCGCCGTCACCGGCGCCGTAGCGGGTACCGATGGCGGCGAACAGGGCCGGGTAGCTGGCACGCGGAACAGCGGCGCCATTGCACAGCAGCATGCCGTTGGGCGCGGTGGCACCGGCGAACAGAATCACCTGTCCGGGCACGTGCACGCTGGATGGCACGCCGGTCATGTTGCGCCAGTCCAGGTAGTGGGTGCCGTGGCGGCCATCGAGCAGGTCGGCATCCAGGCCCTTGTCGGCGCCCTCGTCCTTCAACGCGGCCGATTTCAGCCCCAAGGCGGAACGGAACGCGGCATCGGTGGCGATCGACAACAGCGTGCGGACGAACTGGGTGGGGGCGCTGGCGCCAAAGCGCTTGTCGATGAAGGCACGCAGCCCGCGCGGTGTCACCGCACGCTGGGCATCTGCACCCTCTTCGGTCTCGGTCGTCGTGGCCAGTTCGACCACGCCCTGCACCTCGGTGGTGGAGGGCGGATAGATGAATTCGGCATTGCCGAACTCGATCAGCGCGGTATCGACTTCACTGAAGCGGGTATCGGTGGAGAGCAGCAGCATCGAGGCTGCGGTCTTCTCCATGATCGGATCGGTCTGGCCGAAGGTTGCAAACAGCGTACCGTCGCCCAGGTACAGGCCGAAGCCGCGCAGGCTGTAGGCGGTAGCGCTGTCGTCACGGATCGTGACGTGCAGCGTGTCGTCGCCCACGGCCTTGCCGCCGAACGTCGAGACCCGCTTGATCTCGCCGGGCAGGACGGTCAGCCCTGCCGTCGGCGTGAATGCCGTGGACGTCAGGCCGATCTCGGTGATCAGCACGGCACTGGTGCCGGTGTTGGGTGGATTGACCAGCCTGGCGAAGCCGGCGTCGGTGATTTTCAAGCGCATGCGGGGTTTACTCTCCGATCAGTTGGATGCGGCGGAAGGTGGTGCCATGGGCGCCGGCAAGTGCACCGATACCGGCGCTGGCCTGCATGCCCTGGGTGAACGTGAAGTGCGAGCGCACCGGCTTGGTGCGGCTGATCTCGCCGATCACGTCGTCGACGAACTTGGCGGTGGCGGTCTCGCCGCCCTGGTTGGCGATGGTCATCACCGCTTCGAAGGTGTGCGGTGCACCTCGCGGCTGCATTTCCCACCATTCGCGGATCAGGATCGAACCGCCGAACGCAGCCACCACATCGCGGACGCTGCCCCAGGTGCCTTTGCGGCGCTGGATCGCGATCGCGGCGCGCACGCGGGCACGCTTTACCGTTTCCGGCCAGTAGGCCTTCCATTCGTCGACGGACAAGGCCCAGGCCAGCCAAGGCAGCAACGCGGCCGGGCAGCGGTCCGCATCCCACAGCGCGGTGATGTCCACCGGCAGCGGGCGGGTTACCGCAGCACGGGCCAGCGCCCGTTCCGCGCGGGTGGCGTTGGGCGGCAGCAGGGTGGTTGCCGTCGGCACCCTGATCAGCACGTCGGCGTCGATGATCGAACCGGGAGCGGGTGGCCGGCTGAGCGTGATCACATTGTTGAGCACGCTGTAATCGATCACGCCCACCGGCTCGGGCATGGTGCGGATGTAGCTGGTCGCCTCGCGGCCTTCCTCCACCTGCACGCCCCAAAGGTGGATGCGGCTGTCCGGCTTCAGGCCAGCGTTCCCGCCCGCCCGCCGATCCAGCACGATGCTCACGCCCCGGGGGGCGTCATCCGCGGTTGCGGCATAGGTGTAGCTGTAGCGCTTCCACTCGGTGCCCACCTGCAGACGGGTCCTGCCTGCACCGGTGGTGCGCATGCCGAAGTCGATCGCACAGGGTTCGGTTGCACGCAGCCAGATGCTGATGGTGCGCACGGCACCATTGGGAAACGCGCTTCCATCCTCGTCCACCACGCCGGCGAAGTTCTGCTCCGGGCCCCCGATCGCATCGGAGACCGGGAAGGACCAGGCACTGGAGCTGCCATCCGGAGCGGGATGACTGTACGACAGGTTCGCCGGCTTCACGTAGAAGCCTTTCCATCGTGGATGGTCGAAGGCTGCCGAGAAACGCTGCAGGTTGCGCCGCATCGTGTCCGACAGCTTCAATCGCCCCTGCCAATCGGCGCGGTACACCGCCTGCAGGGTGGCCAGTGCGCCACCTGGATGGCGGAACTGCAGGTTGTGCCCATCGATCACGCCACGCAGGCGTGCATTGATCAGGCGTGCGGTGGAATCATTCATCGTTGCCGCCATGGGTCAGGGTCACCGCGGTGCAGTAGGTGGCCTGGGTCCGGTCCACCACCACGTCAGCCGCCGGGCTGGAAATCTCCACGCGCTGCACGCCCTCGGCATGCAATGCGGCGAACAGGCCGGAGCGGGTGACATCGCGGCCGAGCCGATGCGACTCGGCGATGTAGCGATCCAGGCGCGAGCGTGCTTCGGCCAGCACCACCTGCGAATCCGGGCCGGCGTAGGTGTAGAGCGTGGCGGTGACCGCGTAGTTGATGATTGCCGCCGTGCGTACCAGCACGTGGTCCGTCAGCGGCCGCACGTCGGCCGCACTCAGCTTTGCTTCCACTGCGTCGAGCAGCGCCTGGGTGGCCGTGCCATCGGCTTCATGCGACAGCACCGAGACCACCACTTCACCCGGCGACGGACTGGTCGCGCTGGCGTCGAGCACCCGCGGATCGGCGCTCAGCGCGTGGAAGATGTAGGCACCTTCCGGCCCTGCCACGCTGAACCCTTCCGGGCCCAGCTGGATGCGACGGCGGAAGTCCTCATCGCTCTCATATCGCGGTGGAACGCCTTCCTGCGGCCTGCCCGGGTCGAGCACCTGGCGGACGACGCCGAAGATCGCGGCGAGGTGGTCCAGGTCGCTGCCACCGGCATAGGCCAGCATCACGCCACGCGCGGCGTCGTTGACACGCTGGCGATCGAGCAGGCGCAGGTAGGTGCAGACCTCCAGGATCTTGAAGGCCGGGTCCGACGGCAGCAGCGCGTCGAAGGTGGGATCCAGGGCCTGCAGTGCGGTCAGCGATTCATCGAACATGGCTTCGAAATCGAGCACTTCGATGACCGCCGGTGCAGGCAGCTGGGACAGATTGACACTGGTGAACGAGCCGGATGCCACGGTTAGCGAACCTCGATTCCTTCGATGGTGATGGCCTCGCCGTCCGGCAGGTGGATCCCGGTCACTGCCAGGATCATCACGCCGGGGGCGGGGAGGGAGACGTCGACGTTCTCGACGTGGAGACGCGGTTCCCATCGCGCCAGCGCGTCGACGGTGGCCGCGATCAGGTCCATGCGCAGCGAGCGGTTGGTCGGCGCATCGATCAGTTCGAATACGCGTGAACCGTATTCGCGGCGCAGTACGCGGGAGCCAAGGGGCGTGGTGAGAATGTCACGCACGGACTGGTGGAGATGGGCGAGCCCATCCAGTGATTTGCCGGTGTTGGCGTCGATTCCTCGCATGGCCTCTATCGTCGTGGAGTGCGGGCTTTCAGGGCATTGCAGGCGTGGCCGCTCAGGCCTGGGCCGGCGTGGTCGGGGCGGTTGGGCCCTGTGCGGTGTGTGTGTGTGCCTTCAGGCCGATGGCACCGGCCTTGACGTCGCCCGGTGTGCTGATGTCCTTGCCGGCGCTGATCGCGCCGCTGACATCCAGATCGCCGGTCGCCTTGATCGAGGGTGTATCGAGCACGATCGATTCGCTGGCGATCACCTGTGCATTCGCGCAGGTGACGATGACCTTGCCGCTGCCGACATGGACGTTGAGCGTGGTGGTTTTCTGGTCGTACTCGACGCTGCTGCCGTCGGCGAACTCGGTGCGTTGCCGCAGGCGCGAGTCGGCCGGCGGCGGAAAGCGGTCCTGGTACAGGCTGCCGAGTACCAGTGCCTGGCCAGGGTCGCCATAGGGGCACGCCAGCACGACCTGCTCGCCCGGTTCGGGAGCGCACCAGCTGCGCATGCCCGGTCCGGCGCGGCGCTCCAGCCAGGGAATCCAGTCGGTAAGCATGCCGTCGGCATCGACGCGAACGCGCCCGTTCGCCTCGTCCAGTTCGCGCACCACGCCGATCATCAGCAGGTTGCCGATCAGCCGCGCGTGTTCGGCGCTCATCGTGCGCGCTCCGGCAACGGCTGGTAGCGGGACTCATGGGCGCGGCCGATCTCCGGCGCGAAGCTGTAGGACGCCTGCGGCACCACGCCACCGGCGTCGTCCCACGGGTTGTCGCCCAGCGCGACCGGCAGTGACCACTCGACGATCCAAGTGCGCAGGCCCGGCTGTGCCGCCGCGGGGTCTTCCGGCAATGCTGCAATCACATCGATCGCACCGCTGGCAACGCCGGGGAAGCGGCCGAGCTGGTGCAGCCAGGTCGCCAGGGCGAGGGCCGCGTTGCGCAGCTGCAGCGCTGTGGTTGCATCGGTCGCCGGCAGCGCAATGCGCGCTTCGAAGCGTAGCGTGGCCTGCAGCAGGCCACTGCCATCATTGTTGTCCCTGCTGCGGTCACAGCGGGTCATCGCCAGCAGGCAGGCCGGCAGGGGCATCCCCTCAGCGTTGGCCTCGCGATGGAACTCGACGCTTGCAAACCCCGGAAAGCGTGCGCGGATAGCGGCTTCGATCGCGGCAATCAGCGGATCGAGCGTGGGAGGGAAGGAATCGTTCGCCATGTC